TCCACCAGACCGCCAGCGGCGCCATGCAGCTTATCGCGGCGGCGCAGAAGCGGGTCAGGATGATCTGCCGGGTGTTCGCCGAGACCGGGGTGAAGGACCTGTTCCTCGGCGTCCACCAACTGCTGCGCGAGGAGTTCACCCGCGAGCATGCGCCGGCCAGGCTGAAGGTGGGCCAGGTCTGGCGCGAGGTGCGGCCGGAGGGCTGGCGCCCGCGCGAGGGGCTGAGCGTCCATGTGGGCGTGGGCTCGTCCGGCCGCGACCGCGACTTGGCGGTGCAGTCCCAGGCGATCGGCCTGACCGAGAAGGTGCTGCAGATGCAGGGCGGGCTGCATGGGCCGTTCGTCACCGAGCAGAACGTCTACAACCGCTTGCGCGCCTTCAGCCGGGCGGTGGGGGAGAAGAGCCCCGACCTCTACTGGAGCGATCCGGCGCACGCGCCGGCGGGCGGCGAAGAGCACGATCCGGAGGCCCAGGCCGAGATGGCCAAGCTGTCGGCGAAGGCTGAGGGCGACCGGCGGCAGGCCGAGGCCGAGCTGCAGCTCGCCCGCGAGCGGATCGCCGCGGAGATGGCGCTGAAACGCGAGGAGATGCAGCTGAAGATCCAGCTGGAACGGGAACGCGCCGCCGAGGCGCTGAAGCTGCAACGCGAGGAGCTGATGGCGACGCTGGCGCTGAAAGGCCAGGCGCTGGCCTCCGGCGCGTCGCACTCGGTCGACGTGGCTGGTCATGTGGAGGACTTGCCGGGATGAGCGGACGTGACCTGAACGCGGACATCCTGCGCGGCCGCCGCGCCGAGGCGGAGCTTTCCGAGACCACCGCCGCCTTCGAGGCGGTGCGGACGGCTCTGCTGGCGGCCCTGGCCCAGACACCGGTCGGGGCGGACGCCAAGGTGCTGAAGCTGCACATGAGCCTGCAGAACCTCAGCGCCGTGCGCGAGGCGCTGGTGAAGACCGTGGCGGCCGGCGAGCACGCGGGTTACGCGCGCGCGGCGGAGGTCGCGGTGGCGGAGGCGGGGCTGACGCGGGCGTAGGCGCGACAGATCAATCCTTGCCGGCAGGGCGCCAAGCGGCGCTGGGCCAGGGCGGCCGGCAAGGCGCGCTAGCGCCGGTGTCTACGGGCATCCCCATTAGTTCTTCGGGAGCGGCGCCGGGTATGGGCATTCGCCTGGATTCGCTCGCCGCTGGATCAGCCGCGCTCCGACCGTGAGGGCGCCCCTGAAAGCTTGATGTGTTCCTTAAATTTCCAGCTCGACACCAGGGCTGACGGCTGATGGGCCACGGGCGCTCGTCGGAGGCTGAACCGCGCGGCGCGCCGCGTTCGACCGACAAATTGGAGTGACCCGCCGATGAGCTTCGACGGAACGGGCGGCCGCGGGCCGTCGCTGCAGGACTTGTTCGGTTTCCTCCGCGGGGCGGGAGTGTCGGGGCCTGATCCGAACGGCGACCTTATCGCGCAGGCGCAGGCGGACATCGCCCGTCGGGCGCGGCTGCCGAAGACCGGCGGACTGTTCGGCCGCGACTATGCGCAGTTCATGGCTGACAACGCGCCGACCGTGCCGACGGCGTCCCTGGATCCGATGCTATTCGCGGCGCCCATCCAGGCGGGCGACCGGCCGACCGGCGGCGAGTACACGCTGAACAAGGCCGACAGCGCCCCACAGGCGGCCGCAGGCGGCCAGCAATTTGATGCGATGGGCCTGCCGATCAACGCGCAGGTGGGTGAGGTCGCGCTGGACAGGGACGGTAATCAGCAACGATATCTCGGCCACAATCAGGGCGACACCAGGGTCTGGGGCGGCGTCGACACGACGAATACCGATCCCGACACCGACGCGGCCGTACCTGAACTCACGGTCGTCGCCCCAAGGCCCCCGTCGCCTTCAGCCGTCGGATTGATCCCGTCGCAAGCCGATAGCCGAGCGCGGCAACTCGACGCTCTGACGAGCTATTTGTCTCGGGACGATGTCGAGGGGGTCCGCGACTATGTCTATCCTGATAGCCGAAAAAGGCCGACCGTTGGCGTAGGCCACCTGGTGAGGCCCGAAGATCACCTCAAGCTTGGGGATAAGCTCGACGACGAACGCGGACATCGGCGCATCCATGAATTCCTGCGCAAGGACGCGGCCGAAGCTCTGGACGCCGCGCGCGCCCAAGCTGCCGAGGCGGGGATCACGGATCCGAATTTCATCGTGGCCTTGGGGTCGGTGAATTTCCAACTCGGCCCTAAATGGAACGCGGGAAAGAACGGGCACAAGAAGACATGGGCTCTAATCCGTCAGGGGGATTACGCCGCCGCGGCGCGTGAGGCTGCCAATTCAGATTGGAATAAGCAGACTCCCCGGCGCGTGCGACAGTTTCAGAGCGCGTTGCACAAGCTTCCGCCGAAGCCGATCGGTACGCGCTGATTCTGCGCCTGCTTCAGCCGCCGGTCGGCGCGGGCGGCCGCCCTCCGAAAGGACTGGCGACGCGTCCAGGTGTAAATAGCGTCAGGCCGACGAGGCGATCGCGCTTCGCGCCAAGACTTGACACGCCCAAGCTCACGTGTTTCCATTTTGTTCTCGTTGAATTGGCGGATACTGGCGTGGCGGGAGCGATATGCGGCGCGGTTGAGTCCTCAAGGCATGCCGGGGTGGGGCGCTCAACAATGTCCAATGGTGACGGGCAGTAATGCGGTTCTCGAATATTATAAGCGCCCTCGTCGGCGCGACGGCTCTGCTCGCGTCGTCCAGCGCGGCTGCGGCTTCTGAGAGCCTGATCACCCATGAATTGACCGGAAAAGTCGGCCCCTATCCGATCGGCATGCAGTTGCAGCTCCGCGACAATACTGTGCTGACAGCCGCGCACTATTTCTACGTCAAGCACCTCGTCGATATTCCCCTGACTGGGCGCCTGAGCGGCCAGACCATGACCCTGGAAGGGGCCGATGGCGGCGTCTTCAAGCTGCACTTCATCTCCACCCGTTCGGCGGACGGGAGGCCATTGAGTTTCAGCGACTCCGGCGGCCTATCGGGTGTTTGGACGAAGGGCGGAGCATCGCTGCCTGTCACCGTCGGGTTCAATTGGGAGATCCATGGAGAGCTGGGGCGTCTGTACGACTCCGTAACGGATCTGTCCGACGCCGAATACGAGACGAAAGTCCGTAAATTCGTGCAGGGGGCGATCAATGGTGACCGCGAGGCGGTCGCCTCCTTCGTCTCCTATCCCTTGTGGGTCAACGGCCCAGGGACCCGGCGCAGGGCCATTCGCAACAGGGCCGCTCTGGTGGCCCAGTGGAACAGCATCTTCACGCCGGCGCTGCTCAAGGTCCTCAAGGCCGCGACGCCTCACGAGATGTTCACTCGGAGCGGACAGGCCTGCCTCGGCCTCTGCGAGGTCTGGTTCGACGACAAGGGAGCGATCGCGATCAACTTGCCCTGAGCGAGCTGATCTGAGGTCCCAACGCCCTTTCGAATGCGGGAGTCGTGGTGACATTCCGAGACTTCGTGAGGGGGATCGTCCTGGTGTTGGCGGCTCTGGTGTCGGCTGCTGATCTTCGATCCCAGGCCCAATTTTCTGGGTGAGTATCATCTGGAGGCCGGTCATCGCGCGCGCATCGTCGGATCGGATGTCGTTCTTCTGAACGTCCTCCCCAACCAAGGTAATCGCCTCCGCCTCGGAGGGCTCCGACCGCCCGATCCAGAATGGCTGGACGGCGATTTGATAAGCTTGGCGTATTAGGTCGCGCAGGTTTTCGCGATGCTGGCCAGACCGCGCCGCATGACATGTTCGTTCGTCCTGGAGGCGGCGCGGCCTTGATCCTCAAGGGCTCGATCGGATTCGACGCCAAGGGCGCAATGGCGATCAACGCCGACTAAGCCGCGGCTGGGCGCTGCGGACTGCATTCGATCCGAGCGATCTGACTGCGGGTTGAGCAGCCGCGGCGCGGCTTATCGGCGTCTGCCTTGGCGCTAACCAGGGTTTCACCCACAACACTGAAGGTGATGAATGACTGAGGCCGCTGACGCGCCGCAGGGCGGCGCGCTGTCGCTTGACGAGGCCGTGGCTCTGCTCGATCGGCGCGACGCCGATCTGAGCGACGGGGCCGCAGACGATGAGACCGAATTCGAGGGCGCGGCCAGTGCGCCCGAGGAGGCCGGCGAGTGGGCCGAAGACCTGCGCGACGGAGAGGACGAAACCGAGGCGGAGGAACTGGGCGAGGTCGATCGCCCCTCACCGCCGAAGTACTGGTCGAAGGACGCCAAGGCCCGGTTCGCCGAGCTCGATCCCGACCTGCAGGCCGTCGTGCTGTCGCAGGAAGGACCGAGGGCGGCGGCCGCGGCCCGGGCCAAGGCCGAGGCCGACGGGGCCCGAAGGCTCGCTGCTGACCTCGCCGACCTCCTGCCGGAGGCGGCCCAGCGTTTCCATGCGCAATGGGGCGAGGAACCCGATTGGGCGGCGATCGCTCAGGCGCACGGCGTCGAGGCGATGGCCGGTGCGCGGGCGCAGTACGAGGGCGAGAAGACGAGGCTGGCGCACGCCGCCCAGCTGAGCCAGGTCGCCCAGCGCCTGAACCACCACGCCTATGTCGCGGCCGAGTTCGAGCGGTTGAAGTCGCTCGATCCCGAGCTCGCCCACCCGGAGACGGGAAGCGAGCGCCGCACCGAGGTCACGCGTTATCTGCACGACAAGGGCCTCGATGCGGACTCCCTGTTCCAGATCTCCGCGCTGGAGATGAGCCTCGCCCGCAAGGCGATGCTTTGGGACCAGGCTCAGGCCAAGGCCGCAAGATCCAACTTCACCCCAAGGCCGGACCGCCCGGCGACGCGCGCCCTCGCACGGGGCGGGGCGTCGGCTGGTCCGGTCGACCCCAAAGCACGCAGGGCCGTCCAGGCCGCGAACCGCTTCGCCAAGTCGCGATCGATCGAGGACGCGGTCGCCCTGCTCAACGCCCAAGGAGACTGAGCCCATGACGGCTCCGACCAACCTGTCCACCACGCTGAACATGTCCGGCAACCGCGAGGACCTGGAGGACACCATCTATCGAGTGGCTCCGGAAAAGACGCCGTTGCTGTCGGCGATCGGCAAGAAGAAGGCCTCGGCCCGCTATCACGAGTGGCAGACCGAGAACCTGGCGACGCCGAACCCCGCCAACGCCGCGCTGGAAGGCGACGACATCGCCACCCTGGACGCGCCGAACAACACCACCCGCGTCGGCAACTACTGCCAGATCTTCCGCAAGACCCTGGGCGTGTCGCGCACCCAGGAGGTGGTCGACAAGGCCGGCCGCAAGTCCGAGGTCAACCGCCAGAAGATCCGCAAGGGGATCGAACTGCGGCGCGACATGGAGGCGCGGATGATCGGCAATTTCGCCTCCGTCGCCGAAGCCGGCGCGACCCCGCGGGGAACTGCGGGCGTGCTGAGCTGGCTGACAAGCAACGTCTCGCGCGGGGCCTCCGGCGCCAGCGGCGGCTTCGCGGCCGGGGTGGTCGCCGCGGCGACCAACGGCACGCAGCGGA